AGCGGCGGGGGGGAGGGGGTGTGAAAAAAAAATAAAGAAAAATCAACCATTTATCGGGGTGCGTTTGACTCGATTCGTCGGGGACCCTAGACCGATCCGGATAGGCGGATCGCGCTTCACGATTCAAGCGCCGGCGCGCGTTAACTGTCACGGTCCGGATCGCGGTTTTTTAATTAACTGTCACGGTCCGGATCTTTTTTTCCGGAATAACTGAACCGGTCCGGATCAGAATTTAAGGGCCAGCCGGCAAAAACTTTTTTCAATAACTGTCATTAACCGGATCGCGGATCGTCGATTAATTGCACCGGTCCACGATCCACGGGCCAGCGGTCCGGACGGTTGAGCGGCGGCGGCCCCCACTAGGACCACAGTCCGCGAAAACGTTTTAAGGGATAACGGGCCGGCCGTGCCGGCCTTAATTTACTGTCAATTAGGCAGCCTCACTTTTTGAAATTAGGCAGCCTCACTTTTTGAAATTAGGCAGCCTCACTTTTTAAGGTCCGGCGATTTTATCCACAATTTTCGGCGATCTGTAAGTCATTAAATTAATTAAAAATTAACGTAGCCTGGTGCGCGTTTAGTCCACAATTTTATCCACAGATAAAACGAGCCAAAAAAAAGGGCCGCATTGCGGCCCAAAATGGGGAGCGGCGGCGGCTGCCGATTAGAAAATGCGGCCTTGGTACATAGTGAAGGTTAGCGGCGGGTTGTTGTCGCGCTCATTCGCGTAAAGGTTAGCGACATCAACGGCGGACAATCTGCCGGCGGCGTAGTGTTCGCGTTGTTTCAAGTAGTATTTGATCGCACTAGGACGCAGTCCGGCCGGAAACGTCCGGCAATAGGTCCGGCCGTTGTTTTTGGTGGATGTCACTTTGATTAGTTTATCTCGCATTATTGATCTCTCTCTTTTGGTTACGGCGGATCGCTTTGTTCGATAACCGGCGATCCCGTTTAGTATTAATCCGCCGGCGGCTGCCGGCGGATCGTTTACCTAGTTTTTTATATCGGCTTTTCATTAGTCGGTAGACTGGCGCTTGTCTATTTCGTCGATAATATGTTGAACATGTTCAACTGTTACATCTACTGGCAAATTGCCGACCATATAGCGGGTTAGCGCATCTTCTAGGATAGAGTGAACCCGTTGTGAACAAACTAAACTTTCCCCGTCAATATAATAATCGTCATGCATTTTTAGGATCTCCATATGGTTAAAAATTAGAGTATGGGACATATCTTATAAAAGATCAAAAAAAAGGGCCGCATTGCGGCCCTTGGAGCGGCGGCGGCCCGTCCTAGTGGCTAGCCACTAGCAGATCGCGGCCTTTTGACGTACCGGCGCACAATAAACACTTAGCGCACGTTATCGGCCGGCGATCCGGATTGTTGATCTTGCTGATGGGATTAGGACAAAGCTTTTCTTTTTTGCCCATGAAGCGCCGGCGGCTGCTACTACTAGCAAGATCTCGATCCGTTGCGGTATCGTCCGATCTAAAAGTATTCCAACCAAGCGCAGCGGCGGCGGCTTGCTGTTCAGCTGTAAAGACTGATGCTTGGAAAAAGCGCTTATAATCTGAATTTTCCGGACGATTCCAGAATTGAGAATATCCGGTATGACCGGCAGCGGCTTGGATCATTGGTTCCCAAATATCCAACGGGATCGCCGTCGGATCGCCGTACGTAGTTAGCCGAAGGGGCCGCTCAAAGTAGCGGATCGCGCTTAAAACCTTAGACATTGAAACGGCCTTGATTTTGCCGGCGGCGTAAGACTTCCACACAGCCCCCACCGCGCGTCCCATTTCTTTTAAAAGATAACACGGGAAATCCAGATCGGATCGGCCGGTTTCAATGAGATAGGGCCGGCGATCACAATCGCCGCAGATCGACGCATCCGCGCCACTTTTGACGTTGTCCAATGGGTGCAGCCCATTATCTACAAAAACATATACTTGGTACATCTCACCCGTTTTGATGTTCCGGCTCGGATTGTTTAGGCCGGTTATTATGCCAACAATCGGATCATTGTCGATCCGGCTCAGGCCCTTGAAAAAAACATAACTGCTATTAGTCATTTTTCGATCTCCATATGGTTAGAATTCGCATACTATCCCATACAGCCCAAGATCGTCAAATATCCGGCTTTTAACCCGGTGGATCAAAAAGGGCCGCGAGTGCGGCCCTAGATAGTGGAGCGGCGGCGGCCGCTTAAGCAGCTAAAGCTAACCTTTCAAAAGCTTTCTCTTTAGTTTTAGCACCGGAGCCGAACCAAATCGCATTGGTAGTGTTACTGTTGCGAACTAAGCCGGCCGCGCCTTTTCGCGTTTGATGATGATCGACAAATTCAGTGATCGCATTCAACAACTGAATTTTAGTACCACGCTGATTATCAAAAGTTCCAAGCGCCTGACCGTTAAACAATTCACCGATCTTCTTAACCGTGTTGAGCGTTTTAGTCGGATACTCTCTCAGATCATCCCCGAATTTTTTGCGGTTCTCTTTACCGGCAAACAGATCCAAAATAAGGGAAACACTCTCAGCGGTTCCAATTTTTTCACCGGCCAACCGTTCGAGCGTTTCCATATGCAAGCCAAACGCTTCCTCAAGCCCTAGCCCCCGTGCCATTGCCGCGTAGTTATAGGTGCTAGTGTGGCGCTGCTTCACTTGGCTTTCTGTATCGCCCAGAGACATATGCAAGGTGTTTTGGCAAACCACGCGAACAGTGGTTAACTGGCCCGTCGTTGCCATGCCACAACCGGACGCAAGCAAAAGATAGGGCTTGATCACGTCCTCACTGTTCCCGCTCATTTTGCCGTACATTTCGTTTGAGGCTAGGCCCCAAAAGCGCCGACCCCCATCCAACACGCCCATTGTGTCCATTGTGAACCCATTGGTATCGCACAGTTTACGAAAAGTTTCACCAATTTCTCGCGGCTGGTGAACCACATAGTCCGCGCCGACTTGGTCCAAGACTTTGTGAGAACGGGAATGTATGAGGCCAGCATATTCCGCTACCTCGTCACCCTTGGCATTTTTCTTGTTAGCCACAACTCGCGTTTTTTCATCTACTTGAAATTCAGAAGTACACTTAAGGATCTCAAAATCCATTCCGCTGTTTTTCAGCCATACTTTAAGGGGCGCTTTAGCTGGCGTTTCACCGCCCAGTCCATGCCACGCTGCCTTAGTGTTTGCCGCACGTGTAAAACAGTAGCGGCCGTTTTCATAATTAAGTCCATGCATTTTGCAATCTCCTATTGGTTAAAAAATTTGGGGTTCTGTCCCCCAGTTCTCTTTATAGCAAAAATCGCATACCGGCGCAAGTTATAATAGGCCGCACACAAAAAAGGCCCCGAAGGGCCTCTAGAGCGGCGAGGGCTGCTGCCTAATCGCTATGAAGATCCCTGACGAACTGGTAACCGGCCTCCAAGTCATTTTTAAATTGGCCGTTGATCATGGTCGCAGGGTTTCGGTCGAACCGGCCCCCCGTCCCTTGAAGCGCATTAAACAACCGGTCACCGACCCACCGAAGAACACCAGAGTAGTCTGGATGTTCAAAGTGAGGGTGGCCTCGCAGTTCCTCTAAAAAGGCCTCCGCCTCATGTCTAGCCATAGGCAGAAAAACCGTTTCCGGAAATTCCCCCTCGTAAATCACCCGGCTTTCAACCGGCACGTTAATTTTCACAGTTTTAGTTTTCATTAGTCTTCTCCTAGATAAGGGTGGTTGTAGTAAAGTTCCTGCCACTTAAGGTAATGTTGAGTGTGACCGGAGTCCTCAAAAAAATAGTAACCGGTCTTCGGGTCATACAATTCCCTTTTCACCCGCGCTTCATCTTCTTCCTCCGCGTCCAGAATGGTTTCCTTATGATGGTCATCCCACGCATAGTCTTCAGCAGCCTTCAATTTCGCCTCTTCCTCTGTCGCGGCCTCAATACCCTCAATCACATAGTATTGCGTAATTCTCACTTTCCACTTCATTTTTAATCTCCAAAGGTTTAGTCAACCCGAATATACGGCATATCCCATACCTTTGCAAATCTACTCCCAGCCCTGTTCACGATTGTACTGAGCTTGCCTCTGTTTCACCTCCCACTGCCGTTTCTGTCTCTCTTCCTCTTTTCTGCGCTTGGCTGCTTTGACCTCCGGCGGCTGCCTCACTTCCTCCAGCCACGTCGTGAATTTCGCAATCAGTTCCAACACAATCATTTTCAATCTCCTCAAATAATTTGGCCCATTCGATGGGCTTCTTTTTTAGATTAAGCACAGGTTCGACCGACTGTAAACCCTCCGTTGACAGCGCGATGGCCTGTGCGCCTTTAAACAGCAAAATCCGGTAATCTTTTTGTTTGCCCACATGTGATTTGATCAGAACCCACGCACTGGCGTGACGGTGGCGCGTCAAAAAGCTCACTTGGTGCGGACTTAACAACACCTTGTTGCCGGACATCTTTTTCAATTCAATCAGGTGCAACTTCCCCGTCGGGCTGCACAGCATCAGATCCGGAACCCCCCTCGTTGCCCAAGTCTCCAACCTCGTCGCGGTCCACCCCTTCGGTAGGTTCGCCTTGATCTGTTTCCAAAAGTCGCTCTCGCGTTTCGTCGGACTGTGCATGGCCCACAGCATCATAGCTATTTTTGATTTCGTCAAGGGCTTTCAACACTTGGTCCCTGTCCATGCTATCAATCGTGCCATAGCGAACTTCCGACTTCGCGATGTAGATGTTTCCCTCACTTTGGCCCAGCTTCACTTCTGCTTGCACAGCCGGTCCATACGCCCCCGCGCCCAGAGCCATTTCTCGAATGCGGTGCAAGTTGCGCTGATGACGATCTTTCGTCACCCGGAATTTTGCGTTTCGTTCGGCTTCGAGTTCCTGTCGGCGACGGACAACATGCGGATGCGTTTCCGGATTCATCAGTTCCGACGCACGAACATGAGCGGACTTTTCGGCATAGCCGGCATTCTTAGCCGCCTCCCGAAGTGTAATGAACCCATCGTTATTCACGAGTTCCTGTACAAATTTCTCTTGTTGCCGAGTAAGGGGGCGGTCCTTCAATTCCACTTTGGGCTTGCGTTTTGCCTGTTTTCGCACTTCCCTACGGGCTGAAGGCGTAATGGCGTAACGTTGACGTAATGGTGACATAGGCATTTTCTCCTAATTTTTTGTTAAGCGTCCAAACAGACATGGTATGCAAAAAACGGTCTCTGTATAAGTGTTTTTTAATAAATTCAAAAAAATAAAATTCAAAAATATCTCCCTATAACACAGTCTCTTGATTTAAGCATTACGCCATTACGGTCATTACGCCATTTTTAAATGAAAATTATTTTTTTTGATTTTCTGGAAAAACACTATATAGGGGTAATGTTTAAGCGCCGTGAATCAAGCCCCACAACATCAGAACCACCAAAAACAATACAAATCCCGCTGCACAGGCTAAAATAGCCAAATCCCGCAAGTCCAGAGTCAGCCGCACTTCTTTGATATTCCGAATCCGCTGCATTACGCCCCTCATTTCGCCACCTCCTCACCCGTCATGCTTTGCACGATTTTCCGTACATAGTAGGGAGTATTCGCCTTATAAAACGATTTTCCGTCGTGGTTGTACCACTGTTTTTTTGTTTTCAGCGTCCCCAGTTCATTTGCAACCAGTTCACCAAGGTAATGCTGCGTTTCAATGAAATCGCCTACGTATTGTTCGGCATCGGCTTCAGTACAGGCGTAGCGTTTTGCCACATCTGCAAGGGACACGTTGACGGTGACGGGTACAAATTCAGTGATATCGCGTTCGACAAATAAAGTGTATTCCATTTTTCACCCCGCTAAATCAAATTGAATTTCGGCCCACCCCAGGCCCCGCAACTGAGCGAGAAAAAGTTCGGGGGACACGGATCGTGCGAGAGCGCCGGCTGGATAATCTGGCACTTTTTCTACCACGATGACCGTAGGTTCATCTTCGGTGTGCTGAAGCGCCACGGCATCCTGTTTCTCATTGTACATCCAGTAGATGGTGATATCCGGCTCCCCTTCAACCTCATCCGTATTCAGGTCAATCTGGTCATACTTTCGGCCTATTATGGCAGACAGTTCTGAAACGTGTTCGAGCAGTTCTTGACCGTGCGCCATCGTGTGCAGCGCGTCTTGCAAATTAACCACAATCATTGATTTTTCTCCTCTCTATTCTGGCGGTCACATTGATGACCATCATGGGGTCGCGTTCGCCGGTTTTCACGAAATCGAAAGCCAAAAGGTCGCCGATTTGCGCTCGTCTTTTGATCCCGCTGATGGACAATCTGCGGTCCCCCCTGTTTTTGGTCTTGTAAAAAGTCACAGTGCAGGGTATCCCGTCGGTAAAAACGGCTTTCACTACCTTCTTGTCGCCGGCTTGCATGGTATCGAAGTCAATGTCGAACAGCCGTGCAAAACGACGGATACTGACATTCGCGTCGATAATGGATTTTTCGAGCATCGTCTTGGTTAGGCGAAGCTGACCGAAGTCGGGGTGCAACCTTCTCAAAATATTATTTTCAGCCGGTGTGTTTTTCATCGTGTTCTCCTCAAAGTTTTATATAGAATAAGTCTTATACAGGGGTGTGTCAACAAGTTAGGAGAATGCCGGGAGTCGGGGGCCGTGAAGCCCCCTTCTCGGTTAAGCCAAGTGTTGCCAAGGCTGATTGTTTTTCCATCGTTCGAGTTCTTCTACCTGATCTTCCTCTGAAAGATTCAAAAACCCGAAGGCCGACTTATCCGTACCAAAGTGAGGTAGGCTACTGCTGTCAGTGTAATAGCTGCCAATCACTATCACGCCGTCAACCTTTGGCTTGAAATTATCAACGTCGTAGCTGCTGGTAAACGGCAACGGCACGAGGAACAAGTGCCAAGGGCCGCTCCTACCTTCACCGTTAAAAAACTTAAAAATGTTTTCTACATTTTCGTCCGCTTTCCAGTCCGAATACGACGAACCAAAAAAGTGTAGATCCAACTTCTCAACCGGGGGTTGGGTTCTGTCTTCATAATGGACTTTTGCAAATTCCGGGTGGAATTTTACCTTACCTTTTCTAGGCATATCATTTCTCCTAAATTGTTAAAGAACGGTCGTTTGGTTAGAACGAACCTTGAACCTATAGTATACGATAAATCACATATTACAACAATAACACATTTTTTTCTTTAAAAACAATAACTTACAACACAAGGGCTCTGTTGCAGTGCAGCATAAAAAACGTTACTGGACACTTTTTTAAAAAAAAGCCAGAATGGGGAGGAACGCAATTTCTCCTCACATGAAGCGTTCTACTTGGCCGCGTCTGTTCTACCCCCCTAAATCCCACAGGCGCGGCCTTTCTTCAAACAAAAAAAGCCCCCGACAAGGCCATAGTCTGCCGGGGGCTTTGGTGCGGGAAACCACTCCCACGTGGCGCGTGTGGACCCGGATGCGCCAACCGTGGAGATCACGGGGTATGAAGAAACCCATATGATTATGCCGCCCACTGGCATTTGCCAATCGTAGCACAAACAGGTAGGGTGGTATATACCAATATGCGATGGAGATGAAAAATGACGTGTAGATCAAAACTTAACCGGGTTATCCCGGTGGCGGAAATGAACAGCATCGAAAGCTTGCGTGAGCAGTGGCACGGGAATCGTCGAGCGCGTACCCGGTCCAAGCTATTACTGGTTTTTGGTGCGGGAATCGTGGGCTTGGTTTTCTTTTTGCTGATCCAAACCACCGTTCCCTTCTAGGACTTATTTTAAAAAGGAGAGGAAGATGGAAGAATATTATAAAAACCACATTCGGTGCGACTGGTGTGGGTACAGCACAAGGGGCTACGTAGACCAAGAAGAACAAAAAGTGTGTTGCACCTCTTGCCACTTACCCTTGGTAGATGATTTGACGGGGTTGAAAGACACCCTGAAAAATTTGGACGAAGCGCTCAATCCGACATGGACGTAGACATCTACGTGACGACGCAAGCTAAACACTTGCGTCGTCAACTTTTAGAAGCGTTGAGGGAAAAGGAAAAGGACCGCGCTGTCTTGGACGCGGAGATAGATGACTTGAAACGTAAACTGGATTTCAAGTCAACTGATGTTTTGCAACGCCCAGAATGATGCGTCTTCTTTGGTCCATTTTTTTTCAGAGTAAAGCTTGATAAGCAACGCGAGTTTATCGAGGTCTGTCTTATAAACCTTTCCCCGGTTCTCCAGACTGCTCGAAACTTTATCCGCTTGCTGCTTCAAGTCGTTCGCTATCTTTTGCCTGGAGTTCGCCGACGGTGACTTTGACATAAGATTTATCGTCCTCTGTTAGATTTTCGTCTTTCCATGATTCAAAAATTGTGCGAAGTTGCCCACCAATGGATCGGTTTTCAATGGCCGAAATGGCGCGAATCTCATCATAAACTTCTCGTGGAACCAGTATACTTTTCCATCGTGTTGTGTCCATAACTTTCTCCTTTGAATGGGCTAAAATTATATAAACAATCGCATAAATGTGCAACATTACGAGAGGGATTCGCCCCACGATTTGCCTATTTCTACGTCGCACTTGTTAGGAACAGACAGTTCGATGGCTTTTTCCATCCGGGTAGCGTGTTCCGTGGCTTGCGCTTCGTCTTTCACGCTGAAGGCCAATTCGTCGTGAACCTGTAGTAAGGGTACAAAGCCGGCCTCAAAGCTGTCTACCATCGCCATCTTCGTCATGTCCGCGCTGCTGGACTGTATGAGCCTGTTCAGTGCCTTGTAGGTATAGGCCCGTTTCAACCGGGTGGTGGGGCCGTATTCAGCTAGCGCCTCTTCTTTGGGAAGCGCCTTGTGCATGTCGAACGAATCGGGTTCCCATAGGTCGAAGCGGCACTTGCGGCCTTTCAAGCTGCGTATCGAGCCACTGCTCCGGGGGTCGTCCAGCCGGCGGCTTACGCCTTGCATCAACTGACGCACAAACGGAACGCGCTCGTGGTACTGCTTGGTAAGCGCACGGGCCTCTTCCTTTTCGATGTCCAACTGGTCGGCCAGCTTGTTCACGCCCATGCCATACATCATGGCGAGGTTGATTACCTTCGCCTGTTTGCGTGGGATGTCGGCCATCTCGGCCACCATCGTGTGAAAATCCATGTCGGGATTGTTGCGGTATCCCTCCACAAACTCTTCGACACCCGCCAGTTTGGTATTTTTGGAATCGCCGTATGCCTTGGCGTAGTGAACCAAGACCCGTGGTTCCTGTTGCGAGTAATCTATGCTAGCCCACAACTCGTTTTCTTCGGGTAGGAACAGGCTCCTAATCATGGGGCCAAGCTCCGGGTCCCGTGCTGGAATCTGCTGGAGGTTGGGGTTCTGCATCGAAATGCGACCGGACACCGTGCCACCGTCATCAGAGCGGATCTGGTTGATGTGGGAATGGATACGGCCTTTGTTCATAAACTTCATCACGTTCGTAATGAAGGTCGAATGCGTCTTGTTGAGCGCACGGGCGCGTACAATCAGTTTAGGCAACTCATGCGGATGCTCCGTCAGGAAAGTCTTCTTGAAACTGGGGCTACCCTTTTCGGTTTTGGGATACTGTATGCCCACCTTATCAAAAGCATCGGCCAAAGACTGTGCAGCCCAAATCTCGATGTCCTTACCGACAATCTTTTTAATTTGTTTCAGCGCTTCTTTCTCTTTTTTCAGTAGCGCCTGTTTAGTCTGTTCCGCACGATCTACGTCTACACGAATGCCGCGCATCGTCATTTCTAACAGGCAAGGCAACAGTTTGGTTTCGAGTTCCCAGATGGACCACAAATCCTCGCGGTTCAGAACTACTTTGAAATGCTGCCACAACTCGTAAGCCAATCTCGCGTCAGCCTCCGCATACGGGCCTACAAATTGGGAGGGCAACTTCCAAAGCTCTGCCTTGGGGTCTACCCCAAAATCCTGTGCCGCCTCGTTCAAAGTCTTTTCGCTTTTAGTTTGCCCCAGGTAATCGTAACACAGGGCGTTCAGGCTGTAGGAAAAACGGTTCTCGTCAATCAGGCTAGCGGTCAGCATCGTGTCGATAATGCGGCCGTTCACTTGGATGCCGTACTGGCGGAGCCAGCCCACGTCGTACTGTGCGTTGTGGAATATCTTGTCGCCGGGGCCGCTACATATTTTAGTAAGCCACTTTTTGACAATGCGCTCGTCCAGATTGCCGCCGCCTAAATGCCGTATGGGGACGTAGCCGGTCCAGTTGTGTACGTGTACGGCAAAGCCTACTACTTCGCCATTACTTGTTGCCCAGCCGGGGCCTTTGGTTTTGAGGTCCGGGTCACAGGTTTCGAGGTCAATAGCAATTTCTTTCTCTGCGGACAAATCCGGTAAATCCTGTGGGGGAACCCATTCCGACTTAGGGGTAAACATGGCTAGCTGTAGTTTTCCGGTCATATAACGTAACTCCTCGATATATCTTCAGGCTCGACCAGATACAAATTCTTTCTGGTGCGTGTGACGGCAACGTAAAACACACGATGGGTATCGTCGTCCTGTACTCGCGCAGCGGCTGCGGAAAGATCCGTGTGCAAAACCACGTTATCCGCCTCGCCCCCTTTCGCTTGATGAATTGTGCTGACTTTGATACGGGGCTTGGCATTAAACTTCTCGCCACGTCGTAGCAACGCTACCACGTAGGCGCGGTCGGCCTGTGGCAGCTTGTCCATTGCCTCATGCCAAATCGTATCTGCATCTACCAGCAACCCGTGTTCCTTCTGCAAACGATCTAAATTGTACACTTCGTCTTCTAAGCCTTTAATTTTCTTAAACCCACGGGCTATTTTGACACCATTTCCAGACATATACGAATATATCGTCTGGGCCGTGATAAGTGGGACGCTCTCACCTTTTCGTAAACGCTCCCAACCGTTAACCGCTTCGGACAACTTTTCCGGTATCGAGCGGTATCCATTAAGCTTCTCAAACAAGTATCCAGAGTTTTTCAGTTCCTCCTCGACGGAGTAGAGCATGTACCGCGCCTGAGCAAGCACCAGCCATGTGCCTTCGGACATATCCAGTTCCCCAGCCCGAAATACCCGCTGTACGGAACCCCGCTCTTCTCGTGGCAAATATTTCTTGGTAAAGCGATGGTCAATGCGATTCACTATCTTTTCGGCCACGGTATGCACTTGTGCCGGGATTCGGTAGGACTGGGACAGGGTTTCACTGCCGCCTTCTAAATGAATTAAGTAATCCGGGTCTGCACCGGCCCATCGGTAAATAGCCTGATCGTCATCACCCGCCACGTACATTTTATCGCTCTTCGCTTCGATAGCGTGGGCAATGTCCCACTGTAACGCACACAAGTCTTGCGCTTCGTCCATAAAAGCTACTTTGAACGTAGGGCAAAACTCCTTAGCCGACTCCGCAAACAGGGTAAGCATGTCGGTATAATCGCACAAGCCATTCACTTCTTTGTATTTCACGTAGGCGCGGTTAGCGTAATCCACTTCATTCCATGTGTGCATGAGGTCGGATTGGTCGTACTGCAAGCGCAAGGGGATCTTCCGAAGTCTCGCTAAATTAATTAAAGACAGGATGGGGTGATCGGTAATCGAGTTCGACAGTTCGTCATCCGCCATGTTAGCCGTCACTTTGATAGTCGTGAGATTTATCCCGATATGGCTCGACAACTCACGAAAATGCTCGTCTTTCATTAGTTGATTGTCTTTTAACCCTAGCATCCGGTAAGCAAAAGAATGCAAAGTCCGGAAATACATCAGGTCAGAGTCCGGGTCCAGATTAAAACGGTGCGCGGCCCTTTCCTTCGCTTCATTAGCAGCTTTCCGGCTAAAGGCAAAAAAACCTATCTCATTGGACTGTATGCCTTCGGATAGGCATTTATCGACCATATTCAATAGAGTCGTCGTCTTACCGCATCCGGGCGGTCCAAAAATCCTAAACATCGTAACTAAACACGCCCCATTGATAGCTCGGATAATTGCCGAATACCGCTACGGCGCTGGGAAAGGGAGCCGAGTTCGGTGCGCCGTGAAACCTGAGCCGGCCCCTAACAAACCACAAGGTGTCCGCTTTCATAACGTAATCATGCCACCACTTGGTATCCGTTCGGGAAGGGATAAGACACACTACGGTAGCTTCTCCCGATTGCGCGGAATCGTAAGCTTTCTTGACCCACTCCCCTATCTGTCTTCCATAAGGAGGATTCATCCAACAATATCCTGTCCATGTTTGCGACAGCGCGTCATCCTCCACAGTCCAGTAATTAGCACATTTGGCATTCTCAGGTGACGCACACACGTCGCGATCAAACTTGAAACGGTCATTTAATCGGTCAAAAAAGGCCGTTGGAGTACCCCAATCATCTTTTTTAGAACTAAAGTGAACTGACATAGGCATATTACTCTTTAAATAAATCGGCTATTTTGGTTTGCAAATGTTTTGCAATAAGCTCTAAATGCTCCGGAGAAGGATTGGTTCGTTTTTGATAATCCGTGTGAAGCCATTGAGACACTGTTTGTCTACTCGTTCCAAGTAATCGTGCCAATTCAGATTGATTTAAACGAAACCAACTAAGGGCAAGTCGCACATTTTTAACAAAAACGTCCGATTCCTTTTGTTTTGAAAAACGCAATAAAGGATGTTGCTCTGAACAATAAACATCGTTTTCAATTTTTAAGCGAGTATTTTCGCTCCGCAACTTTATAATTTCCTCGTGCGCGTTTGCTAAAGCTTCTTCCTCTTCTTCTTCTAAGTAATACTCTACCAACACCTCGTTATAGGGCATCATCCACGCCGGGGTGTCCTCACCAACATAAGCGCCTACCACGTTGAACTCCATAAACTCAATCGCCTCGTCATGGGTCATACCGTCGCGTTTTTCGAGTATTTCCAAGCACTTACCGTAGTCATAAACCACTTTGGCAGGTTGGTTGAACTGCCGGATAATCCCGGCAATCGCATCGTCAAATCCGTCTGCTGTTTTCATTTTGTCTCCTTTGATACTTTTTACATAAAGGGTTGTTTTTTAAAAAAGTGTCTTTTTTAGTTTATTAAGTGCCAAATCAAAAGCCCCACAAGATACCCGTTCAAAAGCGTCAAAGTAACAACAAACACTATCCAAACAGCGTAAGAAGCTATTAATTTATTTAGTACATTTCGCATCTTCCAACAAAGCAATCAAACGCTGAAGCAGTTCAATCACTTCCTCATCTTCGTTGGTATCTAATTCAACAGTTATCTTTGCCATTAGAAGGGAGCCTCATTGTTTTCGCCAAAATCGGGCGTTTCTACGTCTACCGCAATGTTCTCAAAAGCCGGTATAACCCAAACGCGCACGGTTCTATTTTTAATCGAAATGGACGTAGCGGAACCGTTTATGTCACGCAAGCGTTGCGCTATTTTGTGCGGCTTGTATTCTTTGAACTGGTTGCGCTTCAAGTGTGCCTCCAGGTCACGAATCCGGAAGTAAACCGTACCCTCGTCCTCGTCTGTCCACGGCCGCTTTAACAGGATTTCTTCCCGGTCGTTCGCTTTTTGCATCGCGCTGACCCATTCCTCCAACAGTTCATAAAAAGCGCCGCTGGTGCTAGCGTCCTCACTCACCTCTACCACGCTGCCCTCTGTCTTCTGCATATCAGACAACAAGGTATTGATCCGCGATTCCCAAGCCTGCTTAGTCAAGGATCGTGGCATGTGGTTCAACTGATCGATACAAGCTCTCTGAAAGTTGGTCTGGTTCATCAAGCCTTCAGTATCCAGTTCTACAGGCGCACCGTTCACATCCACGAACCACACAGGTGGGTCACTGTCGTATTTTCGCAAATTTGCCACCGTAGCACCGCTGACGGCCGCGTCAATCCCAAATTTACGGGTTCGACACAAGTCGTTGTTGCAGTAATTCACGATAGGTTGATCCTTGCACTTGTATGCGTAATCGGACTTTTGCAACTGTTTAGCGACCGCGTTCACCTCGTTCAAGGGTAAAGGAGGTTGTAGGTACGTAATGTTGTAGTTCTGTATTTCAGTCTCCCAACTATCCGGATGTGATTTTCGTAGGTACACACCTATGTTAAACAACCCGTTGTTCCGGCCCCCCTCGCTAATTTTTTGCTTGCACAAATGTTGTAGACAGGGTGGTCCGTCTTTGATTGCCACCGTGTCCTCCTCAGCCGCTACCCACGCATGAAGCTGCTCAGGGGTCTGTACATGTTCGTCGTACAAACCAAAAAACTCGTCTAATGTTGCGGACTGCCCGTCATCTTTAATCGCGTAGCGTAGCCCGTTTTCGTGGTCGTCGTAGGGAACATTCAAAAAGTTACCGACATCGCCACGGTCTAAAAATAATTGTGTTTGTTTCGGAAAAATCTCCGCGTTGCCTGTCCCCATAGCGCTACTCATGTGGCGTAGAATTTCCTGCATTTCTCCAGCAGGCATCCATTCGCTGACAAAAACGTAGCAATGTGCGCCGCCCGACTTCGAGCGGCACACTACCATTGGGATTTTCAACCGGCGGATCTTTTCAACGAGCAGTTTATGGTCGAGGGGGTACTCGTCTACATCCAAGCACCCCCACTTGACCTTGTTATCCTCGTTAATCGGGATTATTGCTAACGCATCCCCCCCACCGGCCAAGTGCTTTTCCCAAAGTCTCGTGGTTCGTTCTTCGCGAATAAGCATGGCTTTGCCCACGCTTTTCCCATTCGCTTTTTTACGATCTACACTATAGACTCCGTAAGCACTTTTAAGGCCATCGAAGATTTCCGCAAATCTTGTTGCGTCCATAAAAATCTTCTCAATGGGTTAGAATGGTACATCGCCGTCAGAGCTATCGTCCGCAAAAGGCTCGTCTTTCTCGTGTTTTACAACCACGTCGCCAGCAGACACAGACTCGCTAAACATTTTAGCCTGAGCATACAGTTCAGGCGTTTCGACAGGCCCCTCGCGAGTAATCTCCCAGTTGTGCCAAGTATAATTGTTTTTCCCGGCTTCCTGTGCCGTCTTCAACAAATAAATGTGGGAATATCGGGGAGGTTGAAACGGACCTTTGGCCCCCTGCAACACAAGTGATGCAATCATGCTATTCCACTTCTTGGATTTTTTTAGTCCGGTGGAGCGCATGGCAATCAATGCACTGCTAGCAGTACCGTCATCGTCAAGGACCAACACAAAATGGTTGTGTGTGTCTTCGAGATAATGCCCGTTGCCGTCGGTGATGTACTCTTTGTTGTCCTCTGCGGACCGCTCGTGCGGTGGCAAAGGCTCGTTTGGCATGAAGATATTTACAGGTGCTTTCTGGCCGTCGCCGATAGGGGACCATTCGATCCACCTTCGCTGATAGGCGCAAGGTATGACGCGCACACCTTCCTTGCCAGAGTAAATGTAACCTGTCACGGTATTCAGAATATCGCCGGGAGCAGCCGTCCTACCATCATCGTCCTCAAAGTCTGTCGCATTGTTCTTCTGCAACAGTTTTAAAAACGGGAGGGCTAAATCCTCTTGACCGAGGTTTTCCAACCCCGCACCCGCATCTTCTTCAAACATGGACATGTTTGCCAGTTCGGTTTCTTTCTTTTTCGCTACTTGTTTTGTCGCCATTATTTTTTGACTCCTTTGAGTTTTGCTTCTTGGGAAATGAAGGGATTAAAAAAAGCAGGGATCTCTTCGCCGTCTTCGTTCATTTTTCTCAGGAAAGCGTTCAGGGTTTGATTATGCACGGTTTCCTTGTCATCAACCGCCAGACCACTGGTATTCTTAGCCAAGTGCGCTGACAGCAGTTCCTTAGTCTCCTGTGCCACATCATCTTCGCCTGCGCCAAAGGCAACAGACACCACGTGTTTCACCAAGTCGCCATGACCATTGTCCCGCAACCACTGATAGGCTTGCGGTCGGTCATCCACTTTAATGGAACCCGCCACTACTTGCTTCACCGTCAGAACGGAGCCGTCGTCCATCTTGATTTCATTCATGTTCAATTCAGCTAAAAGCGCAGGCAACGTTTCCGTCACCATTTTGTACCGTTCCGCTTTTGCATCTTTGGTTTGCTGCTCCAACAACGCCAAACGATTGTCCATGTTTTGTAACTCACCCACCATTTCTGCCACTGTGTGCAGTTCAGTGCCTAAATTTTTTAACTTGGTTTCCTCGTTTGCGTCCTCTTCGAGCATCGACATAAAGTCATCTTTTGCCATGCTTGTCCTCCTTCATCATGTTTCGTGTTTCGACCCTTTTGGGCCTTGAGCTTATGCAAATTATATTATACAGTTGCATATGTCAACAGGAGATTTGAATGAATTACAAGAGCAAGACAAAGCCGTATCAGCACCAGCAAAAAGCGTTCGACAAAAGCTGGCAACAAAAAAACTTTGCGCTGTTTATGGAAATGGGGACCGGCAAAACCAAAGTTGCGATAGACACGTTTGGTGCATTATTCCAACAAAATCAATTAGATACAGTGCTGGTTTTTGCACCGAAAGGCGTGTATGACAACTGGTATTCTAAAGAAATACCGCAGCACTTATCGGATTGTATTCAACTAAACATGGTCCGGTGGCAGCCTAACATGACTAAAAAGTTTCAGGAATCCATGCGCGACTTGGTTTTTAAAAAACATCGTGAGCCGGGATTTTTGCATATCCTGGTAATGAATATTGAAGCGATGTCTACGCCAAAAGGGGCCGCTACCGCTTTACGTTACCTGAAGGAAAACCCGAACAACATGCTGATTGTGGACGAATCTACAACGATAAAAAACAGTAAAGCCATTCGCACAAAAAACGTCGTGAAGGCATCAAGGCTAGCCAAATACAAGCGCATTCTGACAGGCAGCCCTATCACAAAGAGTCCCTTGGATCTGTACAGCCAGTGCGAGGTTTTGGACCCACAGCTTCTGGGCTTTAAAAACTTTTTCACTTTTCAGAACCGCTATGCCGTGATTCGTCAGCGCAGCTTAGGGCCACGTAGTTTTCGAGAAATTACAGGTTACCAACGACTAGATGAACTCAACGCAAAAATTGACAGCTTTTCTGAACGTGTATTGAAAGACGCTTGTTTGGATTTACCTAAAAAGGTGTATATGAAACGTGAAGTAGAAATGACTTCAGAACAAAAGAAATTATACAAGCAGATGAAAAAATTAGCGCTAGCGCAGTTCGACAACGGGGAACTGTCTACAACACAAAGCGTTTTGACACAGATTATGCGACTGCAACAAATTGTGTGCGGTCACCTACAACCTGACGACGGCACGATTCAACCCATCAAAAACAATCGGTTGAGCAGCTTGTTGGAGGTCGTAGACGAGTTACAGGGTAAGGCGATAATTTGGGCAACGTGGACGCACGATGTCATGCAAGTCGCTGATGCCTTGCGCCGTCGTTTCGGTGACGATTCGACGGCAACCTATTATGGCGGGACCCCGCAAAACGAACGGCAAAGCATTATTGAACGGTTTCAAGACCCTCAATCGCCTTTGCGGTTTTTTGTAGGGCAACCCAAGACAGGGGGGTTTGGTCTGACGTTGACCGCCGCTACTACCGTAATTTATTTTTCTAACGCCTATGATTTGGAAATACGTTTGCAGTCGGAAGACCGACCACACAGGATAGGCCAGAAAAAACCTGTTACGTACATCGACTTGGTCAGCACAGGAACGATTGACGAGAAAGTGTTAACCGCGTTACGAAGCAAAATAAACATTAGTTCGGAAGTATTAGGAGAGAAGGCAAGAGAATGGTTGATATAAACAAAAAACCCCCACTGTACCATGTGGCTATGAAT